GAGCGCGGAAGGACTCGTTTTGCGCCCGAATGGAAGGTGTTGTTGAACACGCTAAAGGCCCAGCGGAACGGGCTAAAGCATCACTTAAAAGGTGGAAGTGCTAATGAAAACAAAACCCGGCTTGTATGCCAACATTCATGCTAAACAAGAACGCATTGCCAACGGCAGCGGCGAACGTATGCGCAAGGTAGGCTCACCTGGCGCGCCTACGGCTGCGGCGTTCAAAGCCAGCGCCAAGACTGCTGCGCCGCCTAAAAAGAACAAGTGAGGTGGCTCATCCTGCTCCTGCTGGCAGGCTGCGCTAGTCCTCCAGAGGAGGACAATCTGTGGCATTGTCAGGAGCGGGGAGCGTATCTGTACTGCGTTCCTGAACGCTCCATCGATGTCCTGACTGGCACTCGAACCGCCGATAACGCCCCCACGGGCGCGGGCGAGACTCCTTGACCTTGGCGTGTCTGCCGCACTCAGGACATTTGATCACGCCACACCTTTAGCAACATCTTCAAGTCTGAGCGCAGCGCGTCAATCTCGGCTTGCTGCTGCTTGATCTTTTCGTTTGCTTCGTTCGCAAACTGCACCAGCGTTTCGCGCTGCCAATCTTCAAAGTGGTTTTGCATAATTGCGGATGTACAGGGTCAAGGCCACAACGTCTTGAAGAATGGGCATAGGAAGGGGCGTGGGGATGGTGTAGCCAACTGAGGCCAATGCCCCCAGCACGATAGCTTCGGCCTTCTCTGGCGGCGCGTCTTCGGTGAGCATCGCCACTAACATACAGCGCCGGAAGATCAGCATACCATCAGCCACACAATCAGAACAGCCAGCAAGACCGTAACCCCTACGGCCAGCCAAAACGTCCACACTTCAGCGGGATCTGGGTCTTCGTCAATGTGATGGCTGGTGTAAGGGCCAAAGGCCGACTGCATTGTGCGGTGGTATTTATCGCTCATGTTTATCTCCAATCCCATGCGCTTTTTCAGCGTACCGGATGCCTGCCTCAATCCACTCTGCCGATGTGTGGCTAAAGCCATCTGATAAGTTTCGCCAGATTTCGCGGTAGGCTAACTCAATGTCAGCATCCGTCAGCGGCTTGCGCTCTGGCTGCGCGAGGGCAGCAAGCAAAATCTCACCCGCCTTCACAAACTGACCCGCCACCATTGAATCTAAAGCGGCTTGCATTTCTTGCTTCAAAACACCCATGCTGTCCCCCACATAATTTCTGGAGTGTGCCCCGCAGGCTCTTTCTGCGCCGCCCACTTGCCTGCCTTCTGCGCCGACTCATGCGGGAACGCAGGCCAGCTCCAACGCTCGCCATCCCACCAGCGCCAGCCGTTGTTCCAGCCGCCCCGTTCTCTAATTCTCATTGCTGGATACCAACCCACATCTGGGGGTTCGCCCTTATGCCACTTCATCCACTTCATTTCTCAATTCCTCAATTTGTTGTTTTGCATCTTCAAATCCCTTGGCCACTAGCACTTTGTAAAACAAACCTCGCAAGTGCAAGTGCATCAGATTCTGCTCTGGGCTAAGACTGCCACCCTTAGTGCGCTTCATCTCAACCCATGTCTCCCAGGCTGGAATAAACAGGTCTGGCACGCCTTTGACCACGCCTTCGGCCTTGAGGCGTGAGGCGGTGGCTGGTAACCTAGCGCCGCCGTTGGGGATGGCAAAGATCAGCACATCCTTATACGTCTGGCGAAACCATTGCACAAACTCCCGCTGTTCTTCGTGTTCAGTTTTCATGCCAATCCTTTTTTAAAACCCTGAAAAACTTCCCGTCCTTTTTATACTTGATCTGAATCGGTGGATTGCCGCAGCTCAACTGTGCTGCCAAACTGCTCAAATTGTCCACATTCATGCCGACAATCTTGGCTTGGTCTGCAATCTTAATGACCTCCTTCATGGCTCGCTGTCCTGCATAACCCTCATGCAAGACTGGGAAGTATTCGGTCACAGCAGGGTCAGACAGCCGCCCGTAGTAGCTCACAGCCAGCATCATTTTGCCGCTGGCTAGGCTGGTGTGTTCGCGCCACTTCCAGCCCGTCAGAACCATTTCGGTGCCGTCTAAGCCCATGATGTCCACGTTGTCGTGGAGCTTGAGCTTTGCCTTGTCTTGTGCCTCAAAGATGTGGCCGCATTGAGGGCAGACCATCACCGCAATGTGTACCAGCTCGTCGCATTTGGGGCAGGCTTTCATGGGTATGACGCCATTGCCCTCACCTGGCTTTTTGGGCGGCGTCACGGCGGTAATAGGCCCGTGCGTGCTGATGATGTCGGCAAAGTCCAAGACCAAGCAATCTGTCTTGCCGGGGCTAGGGCGCAGACCGCGGCCTGCCATTTGGACGTACAACCCAGGCGACATCGTTGGCCTGCACATAGCAATTAGGTCAATGGCGCTATGGTCAAAGCCGGTGGTCAAAACGTTTGCGTTGGTCAGCGCCTGCAACGCACCAGACTTGAAATCGGCCAGTATCTGCTCGCGTTCAGTCTTGGGCGTCTCGCCTGTGACGCACGCTGCCTCAATGCCCTGCTGAATCAGTTCTTCGCAGATGTTCTCAGCATGCTTCACGCCAGCACAAAAGAACAGCCACGCCTTGCGATCCACAGCTCGGCTGATTGTCTCGGCAACCACTTGAGCATTGCTCAGTTCATTGTCCACCGCCGCCTGCAACTCTGATTCAATGTACTCGCCACCCTTCTTGTGTACGCCATCAACACTTAATTTAAACTTGGTGTTTTTAGATCGCAAAATCGACAGATAACCTTTGTGGATTAGTTCCTCAATCATCACCGGCTCAATCAGGCCGTGAAACAGCGCAGGCTCGTCGGTGATCATCCCGTGGCCCAGACGGTAAGGCGTGGCAGTCAAACCGATCACCCGCAGCGCAGGATTGATGAGCTTGAGCTGGCCCAGCAGCGTGCGGTAGCCTCCCTGATCTTTGTGATTGATAAGGTGGCACTCGTCCACCAACACCAAGTCAATGTGCCCCAGCAGGCCAGCCTTGCGGCGCACCGACTGAATACCGGCAAACGTGATTGGCTCAATCTGACGCTTGTTGAGGCTGGCGCTATAGATGCCCAGCGGCGCATCGGGCCAATGCTGGAGCATCTTTTCGCAGTTCTGCTCGATCAGTTCCTTAACGTGCGTGAGCATCAAGATTCGCGTCTCGGGCCAGTTTTGCAGGGCGTCCTTGCAAAGCGCAGCCACGATGTGCGACTTGCCGCCTCCGGTTGGCAAGACTACGCAGGGGTTGCCGGTGTTGCCTGCGTTGAACCACCCGTAAAGCTCGTCGATAGTGCGGCGTTGGTAGGGGCGAAGTTCGATCATCCCAACACCTCAAACAGCGACATCTGCGCTGGCAGGCTCACAGCTTCCTCGTCATCAATCTCAACGTCGTGTTTCTCGCCACGCAAATACCGCTCGCCATTTGGGGCACGCTCACCAAACAACACCTCCCACTCATGGCGCTCGGCCCAGTAAGCATCCCAGACAGATTGATCCTGGTTGCCCCACGGGCAATCGCGCAAGTGTTGGATGTAGGCTTCTGGGCGCTGAATCATTGCGGCCCCGCTGGCATCTTCGCCCAATAGCTGACATCGCTCACTACATTGGCCGAGCTAGCGCAGAGCCACTCGTCTGCTTCTGATTCATACCAGCCAAACCACACAGGTTCGGTGTCTGGCTCGGAAAGTGCAATCAACACGGTTTCAGCATCGTCGGGCTTAAAAAGATGGGCATCAAACCAAACAAGAGTTTCGCTAGTCATGCCACAACCCTCGCCCCATTCCCCCGCAACCTCTCAATTTCCGCATCTCCAGCAGCGCACATCGCAGGATTAGCCAGCAGTTCCTTGCTAGAATAAATATGCGCGTCTGGATGGCCGTTGGCCACGTCCTTGCCATCCACAACGTAGATGGCCGTCCACTCATTCGGGCCATCCTTGCGCTTCCAATGCACCACGTCTGGATGCAAAACGTGGCTCTCGCAGCCTTGCACTTGCCACTCAAGCGGAATGTTGTCAGCGTCGTGTCTGGCGCAATGCCAGGTGCTGTCGGCCTTGGCTGTGCTGTGCGCGCAAGTGCGGCAGTTGACCTCCTTTGTATGCTGCGCCTCATGACACATGGAGTAAGCGGGGCACCACTTGCATTGATACCAAGATGGATCGGTGCTAATTGGCGGCGGCATCCGGTCGGACAACGCAATGCGCTGCCCACGATCAATGTATTTATTCGCAAAAATCTTGTCGTATACAAGTCGCTCGGTATAAATGCTGTCGTCGTCCTTGTTAATGGCAACGTACAAAGCGCGATGGATGCCCGTCCCTGCCATGTACAACTGGCATTGAACGTAATGCTCGGGCTTTGACTTCTCAACGCCTTGCCTTTGTACGTCTGCAAACGACTTGCTTGAGTGCGTCTTGAACTCTGCAATGTGCTTGGCCTTGACTGCGCCTGGCACACCAGCGTCTAGGATGGCATCGATGCTGCCCGACAAGTGACTGCCAAACTCGACCCGCATCTGCTCCTCCAGCGCACGCACTTTGATGCCGATCGCCCGCAAGTCATCAATGATGGTGGCTTCTTCGTTTCGGCCTCGGCGGAACATTCGCAAGACGCGACCAGGAAACAATGGCTTGACGGCGAATCGGAAGTTCAGCCACAGCCAGCGGTCGCAGGGATGGCCGACGATGGAGCAACCCATGTGAGGGCGGGGCATCTCAAGGCTGGCTTGAGCCTCATGGTGCTTGTCAATCAAATTGGCAATGGTATTCTCTGGCTGGGGGATTTCCATGTCCTCTCCTTTGTTCAGTTCAGTTTGGGGCGGCGTCAAGTCAGCACTTGAGGATGTCGATGCCAAGGTTTTTCTGACTTTCCACTTGGCCTAGTCAAAGACCAAATCAAGCCGCCCCGCCTTTTTACTTCTTAGCCCAAGGTGGCGCAGCCTTGGTGCTGGCGTTGCCAGTTGCTGCGTCTGGCTTTGGCTGCGGCGGCAAGCTGCCGGCGTTGCTGCGCCAACCCTTCACCTCGTTCTGGGGGCCGTACTCGCCTGATGCTGGGCGCACATCGACCTTAATGGACAAATGGCCGTTGATCAGCTGGTCGGTATCGTTGACCGCAGGCAGGCCCAACGCACGCATGAGATCGCCCAGTTGCTGGCGTCCGATTTCTTCCGCTTTCGGATTTGGGTTCTTGATGTTGAAGTTGCCAAACACGCAACGACCCTGGCCACTTGGGCCGGTGATGTCGTAACGCACCTTGATGTATTCACCAGTGCCGGCCTTGGTGGGCTTGAGTTCTGCCTCGGTGATGATGGCCGTGTACCAGCCAGCCGGCAGGAGGTCATAGGACTGGGACGGTTGCAGCTCTGCTGCGCTGTAGGTTTCTGAAAGTTTCATGGTTCTTATTCCTTGTGAGCGATTGAAAAACTTGGTCTGCCGGGTTTCGCGGTGATCGCCGGTGCCAGCAGTTTGGTTATGGTCGGGTCGGTTGCTTTCCATACAGTAAGGTTCAACTCCGGTTTCCACCGGCAGAGGGTTGAAAGATGAGATTCAAGGCCATGCTGGGCGGCAAGTTCTTGAATCTTGTCAGCATCAACTTTTCTGTCGATGCGACCGGTGATCTTGATGACGTAGCCATCAACGTCTTTGGTGACGGTGCTGTCGAGGTCAGTCTGCAACGCAAAAGACTTGACCATCTCATCCTCGAGGCGGCGGCGGTTTTCGATGGCCTGACGCTCAACCTCTTTCTCGGCATACCATTCGGCAGCAATCTCACGCATGGCTCTCATGCTGCACCGCCGATCTTCTTGATAATCTCGCCAAGGTCAGGTGCCTCCCATGTGCCCAACTTGCCGCTGCGATCCTTGGCGATCCACAACCCGTCAGAGTCACACATCAGCGCCCGCTGGCTCACGCCGTCGGCGTCCTTTTCAACTCTTAAAGCAAGCACTTCGTCGAAAAAATAAGGCAAGCTCTGGCCTGTCTTGTTCCCCGGCATACTGGGCGAATACAAAATCCTGCCCATCTCATCGGCAGTCTTTTCGAGTTTCGCGGTCATCAAGACATGGCGACCAGGCACGTCTCGA